ATAGACACATTTAAACAATTTGAACCTAAAACTTTTACATGGAAAAACCCAGAGATGCATAAGGCTGGTACAATAAGAGGATTTACTGGTCAAGACATAGAGAGTGTTGATAATTATTTTGCTAGAACTCAAGCGATTGACCCTAAAAAAGGTGGAGCACAAGGTGAAGATAACCCAGACTATGATATCATATCAGATAACATAGCTAAAATAAGTAAACTAACAGAAAAAGACGCTATGTATATTTCAGTAATCAAACAATTAATCGCAAGAATAGAGGCATTGGAGAGTTAGAATGGCATTAACAAGAGCATTTAAAAATTCAATTAAGTACGAACAAAGAGCTGTACCTTTGGTCGTTAATGGTGATATGGCAGTTGCACAAAGAAGTGATTCAGTTACAGGATTGGGTGATGGTGATGAGGGATATGTTACAGTAGATAGAATGAGACATACAATTACAGCAGGTGCAGGTAGATTTACTTCAAAACAAACAGCAATTACTGATTTACCAGGTTTTTCAGAGGCATTAGAATTAGACTGTACAACAGCTGATACTTCTATTGCAGCAACAGAAGTATTTAATTTGGATTATAGAATGGAAGGTCAAGATATTCAACACTTTAAAAAAGGACACTCTGATGCGGATTATATTACAGTAGGATTTTATGCTAAGGCAGATGCCGCGATAACATACACAGCAGGTTTTATTGACACAGATAATTCAAGACACATTAGACAACAATTTACAACAGGAACATCATTTACTCATCATGTTTTAGCATTTCCTGGTGATACATCTGATAATAAACTTAATGATGATAATGCAGAAAGTTTAAGATTTAGAATTACTTTACATGGTGGTTCAAACTTTACATCTGGTACACTTGCAACTGCATGGGAATCTACAACAGATGCTAATAGTCATGTTGGTGGTGGTTCGTTCTTTGCAAGTACAGATAGAAGTTTATTTATTACAGGACTACAAATAGAGAAAGGACAATATACCTCAGAAACAATGCCACCATTTCAATATGAATCTTATGATTCTAATTTAAGAAGATGTAAAAGATATTATGAAGAATGTGCTGGTACAGGAACAGGTGCATTAATTGGTCAAGGATTTTTATCTGATGGTTCAAGTAGAGCAGCATCAATGATTCAATTTAACGAAAAAAGAGCTACCCCTACAGTTACATCAAGTGCCGTTGGTACATTCACAGCAAGTCAAGGTGTACAGGCAGGTGGTGCAGCAACAGGATTTATACTTAAAGCTTGGAGTGGTAGTTCAGCTGCCAACTCTGGTGGAGAGGCTGGATTATGTCATGTACATTTAGATACATCAGGTCATTCAAGTTTAACTGATGGTCAAATTTGTAGAATTGCACAAACAGATAGTACAACTGCAACTATTACTTGTGAATCAGAGTTATAGGAGATATTAATGCCAACAGTATATAAAAAATTAAACTACCCAGATGGCAATTTAAGAAGTGATTATATTTGTAAACAAGTTACTGATGGTAGTGGTAATATAATAACTGATTCTTGGATACCCACAGAAAATAAAAATGTAGACTATAAAGAATATGTTGAGTGGGAAGCCATTGATGGTAACACCATAGGTGACGCAGATAATACAGACTAAAAAAAAGGGCCCGAAGGCCCTTTGTAAATTATCAGAATAAATCCTTATGAATTGTATCCAGCAATTGCATTCATTTCTTTAGCAATTTTTAATTCACCTTCTGACGCTTCCTCGTTATCCCATTTTTGTAATTGTTCTTCCATGTACTTATGAAATAATGGTGGGAATAAAGCTAGTGCGAATAATGTAAAGTAACCATTACCACAGTTTGGTGCTCCGACTTCATCTAATTCCCAGAAGTGAGTTTCACCTCTATCGTGATGGTCGGCTTGTCTTCCAATTTCTATAAAGAACCAACTAGTAAACATTGTAGAGTTATCCCACGAATGTCTATAGTCTATTGGAGCACCTCTTTCTCTAATCAACCCATAGTGTTCTAAGTAGTTAAGTGCCTCTAACTCAAAGTTAGATATTAACCACAATAGACCCATACATGCTATACCTGTCCATGCACCTGCGTACCAAAATAGTGCGATTGTAGGTAAAGACATAGCATAACCTCTTATCCAACGATTCTGCCAAGAAAGAAAAGGAACACCTAATCTTCTTAATCTTTGTTTTTCCATAGTAAATAAAAATTTACTTTGTCCAAAATAAGATTTAGGTAGATGAGCATATAAACTTCTACCTCTTGGAGCAGTTGCTGGGTCATCCTCACATCCTAACTCTAAATGATGGTTATACACATGTGCATAACAGAAGTGAGAAGAACCAGATAGTGCCATCATCCAACGAGCAATACCAAAACTAAATCCTTTAGTATGGGCAAGTTCGTGTCCATAGATGATTCCTATACCAGCAAATATACCAGCTGATACTGTTGCACCTACTAATTCCATACCCGACATACCACTATAAATCTGATATGCAAGAGTACATTGTAATGCTATGAACACAGGTAACATAAGATACATTACTGAGTTCTGTAAGATTGGATTAGCATTTGTTTCGCCTTCTTCATCAAATCCAGCACCATAAGTTTGTTTAGTGTGTAGAGTGTCAATGATTATACCAACACCTAATAAAAACACACCTGTCCATACCCATGGTCCACCTTCTAATATACCAAATAATGTTGCTAGTATTAAAAGTGGAGCGATAAAGTAACGAGCATTGATAAACAATTTCTTGAACATATTAAGCTCCTTTCAGGTTGTTAATCGGATTATCTATTCATGCTAGATAATTATTTAGTAAGTATAACAGGTCTAGAACCCCTATGTCAATAGTGTATAAGAAATGTACAGATATACCTGTACAGGTTATGTAGGAGTATATTTTTATTATAAATACTAATAAAATAGGATAATTACATGGCAACACCTACATCAAAAGCAACTTTTAAATCATATTGTAAAAGAGCTCTAGGATTCGGGGTTATTGATATCAATGTATCAGATGACCAAATAGATGATAGAGTAGATGAAGCTTTACAATATTTTTCTCAATACCATTATGATGGTGTTGAAAGAATGTATCTTAAATATCAAATATCACAAGATGATATTGACCGCTCTCGTACAAATTCTACAACGACTGCAACTGATAAATTAGATAACACTATTACTGCCTCATTCTCAGAAGGTAAGAATTTTATTCCAATGCCTGAATCAGTTTTATCTGTAATTCAGATATTTCCTTTTAGTAACGCTCAAACAAATAGTATGTTTGATATTCGTTATCAGTTAAGATTAAATGACTTGTATGATTTTTCATCTACATCTATAATTCATTATGAAATGACTATGAAACAATTAGACATGTTAGAACATGTATTAGTAGGTGAAGTACCAATTCGTTTTAATCAACATCAAAATCGTTTATATTTAGATATGGATTTTGAAAACGCTGTTACTGCTGATGAGTTTTTAATTATAGAGTGTTATCGTAAATTAGACCCAGATTCATATACCGATGTCTATGATGATATGTATTTAAAAAGATACGCAACAGCTTTAATAAAAAGACAATGGGGAGCAAATCTCTCTAAATTTGATGGTGTAACTATGTTAGGTGGTGTGACAATGAATGGTGCAGAAATTTACTCTCAAGCAACAGAAGAAATAGAAAAACTTGAAACAGCAATTAGAGACGGAGCATTCGAAACACCTATCTGGGGAATGATAGGATAATGCTATGGCAGTTAATAAAGCCTTTCATACAAATAATTCGGCTACAATACAGACTGAAAAAAATCTGTATAGTGACTTAGTAAAAGAAGCAATACAAATCTATGGGCATGATGTTTATTACATAGACAGAACTACTGTTGCCATTGATAATGTTTTAGGTGAAGATTCACTCAGCACATTTAGTACACAAGTTCCTATTGAAATGTATGTTGAAAATGCAGAGGGTGGATATGAAGGTGAAAAAGAATTGATGAATCAATTCGGTTTAGAAAATAGAAATGAATTAACCTTAGTTGTACATAAAACAAGATTTCAAGATTTAACAAAACAAGTAAGATTAGAAAGTGGAACAGATACCACAGGTGGTTCTATATTATTAGAATCTGGCACAATAGACCAATCAAGTGATTCATCTGTTTTAGAAACTGTAACATCTGGCAGTGATTTTTATATACTTACAGAGACAGATGCAACTGATGCTGATAGACCACTAGAGGGTGACTTAGTTTTTCATCCTATATTAAATAAAATATTTGAAGTTAATTTTGTAGACCATGATGAACCATTTCATCAATTAGATAATAATCCTGTATTTAAATTAAGTTGTAAACAGTTTGAGTATGGTTCAGATGCACTTGATACAGGAATTACAGAGATTGATTCTATAGAAGATGCATTAAGTAGAAACTCTAGAGACTTTGAATTTACATTAGAACAATCAACGGCACAAAATGAGAATATAAATATACAACATGCAAGAAGTAATTTTGGTTTACTACTTGAAGAAACAGATGGTGATAATATAATCGGTGAAGATGATACAACCTCAGTAGGTGAAAGTATTCAATTAGAAAATGATGCTGATTCAGGTGACCCATCATTCTTACTACAAGAAACTTATAATGTAGGAGATTTCGTACAAGATAAGACAGCTCAAAATGAGTTATTTGACCAATTAGATAATAATGTTTTAGATTTCTCTGAATCTAATCCATTCGGAGACGCAGGAGTAAGTGCATAATGTTAGGAAATAGACAATTCTATCATGAGACTATTAGAAAGATTATCGTAGCATTCGGTACTCTATTTAATGATATTCATATAGTAAGAAAAAATAATAGTGGTGATATAACACAATCTATGAAGGTGCCTTTAGCATATGGACCTAAACAAAAATTCTTGGCTAGACTAGACCAAGATGCAGACTTACAAAGTAAAGTTGCAATCACATTACCTAGATTAGGTTTTGAAATACAAGACATGCAATATGACCCTGCAAGAAAATTAAATCGTGTACAAAAATTTAAAAAAGTAAAATCAAGTGCAAGTAATGCTGATAAATTAGATACACAGTTTATGCCTGTTCCTTATAATGTAAATATTGAATTATATGCTATGGCAAAACAATCAGAAGATGCCTTACAGATAGTTGAACAAGTGTTACCATTCTTTCAACCAGACTATACACTTACAATAAAAGATATGGAAGATATGGGTATTGCTAGAGATATTCCTATTATATTAAACAGTATTAATTATGAAGATAATTATAGAGGAGACTATCAAGAAAGAAGGTCTATCATTTATACATTAGCATTTACTACTAAGTTTTATCTATATGGACCTGTTACATCTAGTAAAGTTATTAAGACTGTACAGGTTGACCAATACACAGACTTACCAAGTGCAGCTCCAAAAAGAGAACAAAGATACACAGTTACACCAAAACCTACATCAGCTGATGCAGATGATGATTTTGGATTTAATGAAACCACATCTTTCTTTGAAGATGCAAAAAACTTTGACCCAGAGGATGGTACAGATAAACTGAACCAA